ATATAAAAGTCATAACCTCTTCTAAATCCAGTGAATCCTAGATTAAGAGCCATTTCTTCGTCATTGTCAAATAGACCGTAAGAAGTACCACCTGCTCCATAAGAATTTTGAGCAGCTAGCATATCATCAATATCAAATGCAAATTGTCTGTCGACAAATAATACATTCTCTTCGATAGCACCTTGCTTATCTAATCTACTGATAATTGAATCAAAGTCTGATAATGTAGTTGGGTTTCCACCATCCCAAATGTTTCCTCTTTGAGAAACTGAATAGAAGATACCGTCTGAACCAGCGCCTGGATTAGCAGCAGCACCTGAGCTACCTAAAGAGGCAGCAGCACCAGAGTTAGTCTCTGCGGGCACAGCTTCAATCATTGCTGTTTCTAAATAATCATCAAATCTTAATCTTGTTTCATGCTCAGATTTTAGATACCATAGATATCCAGTCGCTCCATCTTCAGTTGTGATTTCAACCCAACCGATTTGTGCCATATCAGAACCAGATACTGTGTAAGTATCTTTGATAATGATAGGTTTGTTTTCAAAGATGAAGTCATTAGATTCTAGTGAACCAACCATTCCGGCAGTTCCTTTTCTAAATTCTGAACCATATATAAATACTGTCATGTCAGCGTTACCAACTCCTGATCCAGCAGTTACTAAACCACCAGCTTCGTAGAAAGCAACATCGAATTGACCTCTACCACCTGCTGCATTATTGACAGCAGTTACTACAGCCTTGTTTAGACCTGAGCCATCATTTTGTACAGCAACGATAGTTTGACCAACTCTTACCACTTGTTCTGCTGCGGTAGGGTCTAAGGTATCATTTACTTGGAATGTTGCAGTGTCAGCATTTACTAGTGCAGCTGTTCCGACAGATGTATATTTAGTATGTAATCTACCTTGCTCAGCCCATTTAATAAGGTCAGAGTTAGTAGGCATCTCAGCTCCAACCATTCTTAGGAAGGATGAGATAGTTCTATTTCCATAACGCTCGAACTCTTTTTCATAAGTATCAGGTAGATACTGATTCAAAAAGTCGAAATTAGTTATGTAGTTTTCGGTTGATGGAGTTCTTTCAGAACTCGGAGTCAACGCGAAAGTAGGTACGGATTTAACTTGTCCTGGCATAATTTCTGTTTTTTAATTTAACTTTTTTTAATACTCTTTATTCTTAATCCTCGGCTCGAAGGCTGAGAAATCGCTTTTACCTGTAAGCCACCTTTTGCTACTGTCTGTGGTGCGTTTCTTTCAGTCATATCAATATTTTTTGTCTTACGCATCACATTGTCTGTAGCTTGAGATTGCCCTTGCTCATAAAAAAAACGAGCAAATTTTTCAGGGTTCATAGCTATTGCTAACGACTTATGGTAGCCAACTGGATCAATCAAAAGCCCTTTATCGTCTAAGAATTTATTTACAAAATTCATCGGCGTTTCTTGAGCCTTCTTTAATTCAGATGCGCTTCCAGGATTGTAAACAATTTCAGTATCGTCAATCTTAAATTTAAAACCTTTAAATTCAGGACTAAAAACCTCATTGGTCTTTTGAACGAACCATTGACTTCGTTTAGCAGCTTCCTCTTGTTGAGTCTTAGCATCATTTAAATATTGCTTATAAGCTTGAAGTTCTTCTGAAGCAGTGCCAGAACTTTCCCTTGACTCAAGAGGCTGTTTATACAACTCCTGCTGTTGTCTGAAAAACTTTTTTGCTTTAGCAATTTCTTTTTTCTTTGCTAGTTTGAGTTTTTTAATTTGAGCAGGTTCATCTACCTCCTCATCATAGTTAAAGTCATCCATCATCATTTGAATGTCTTCAGCATCCAACCCCTCTTCAGTGATTGAATAATACTCTCTAAGCAAAGAATCAGGATTCATGTCGGAATAGTCTCTTTGTAATTTTACATAGTCGCTAATTCCTCTTCCTGTTTCTTTTTTATATTTAAAGTAAGCAGCTACATCCTCTGGTAACTCTTCAGCTTTTTCTCTTTCAGCTAAAAGTTCATCAAAAGAATCTATTTGCTTACCATATCTTTGTTCAATATATGAAAGAACTTTAGTATCATCTAACTGAGGCTCCTCTATTGGAGCTTCAGTAGTTTCTTCTACTACTTCTTGTTCCGGTACAGGCTCTTCTTTTGCCTCGGTTGCTTCAGTTTGCTCAACTTCTTTAACCTCTGGTTCTTGTTTTGCCTCTACTGTGTTTGTTTCTTCTTTGTTTTCTTGCTGAGCTTCATGTTTATCAAGCAGCTCTTTTTCAACTTGCTGAGTAGACTTACTTTCTAACTCAGTCATTTCTCTTACTTTTAATTCCATTAGATTTAATTTTTACAAATTTACATAAAATTTTAACGCATTTTATCGAGGTTCAAACTCAGATAAATCAAAACCATCTAATGAATCTTCGTTGGATTCAAAATTTTTAGGCGGCAAATTGTTTTTACGTTGTGTTATTAATTGCGACTGTTCAGTGTTTTGTTGACTGATCCTATCGCTCTTAGCTTTTTCTTTGTCTTTTTCTCGTGTAGATATAGCTCCTTGCGTTATACCTTGAAGCTGTAGATTATACTGAAACTCTTGCTCCATTAGTCTTGATTTGAGCTGAGCTTCGTTTTTGTTTCTTTCAATCTCAAAAGCTATCTCGGCTTGCTTGTATTGCATTTTAGATTGTGTCTCTGCTTCAATTTTTTGAGCGGCTACTTGAGCAGCAAGTTGTTGAGATTGTAATTGCTGTTGAGCAACCATAGCTTGTTTTTGCATTTCTCTTTTTTCATCAGACTCTTGCTTAGCTTTTCTTTTGACTTTAAGTAATTGGTTTGCAAGTTTTAGATTTTTTATCTCTCTAATATCTATAGCATCTTCCAAATTAATATCTCCTTTAGATAAAGCCATCTGAATGTTTTGCTCTAACATAGCCTGTTGCTCTTCATCTGGAGACAGTTCAATGAAAACGCCAAAATCATAAATATATAAATCAGATATCTCATTTAATATATTTACATTGTATTTTCCTATTTTATTTACAAAGTCTTCTTTAAAATCTGAATACTCTAAAATATCGGCTACTCTATAAGTCAAGGCCTCTGCTAATGTTCTATATATATATAAGCTTCCATCTAAAATGTGCCTAGTTGCTGTGTTTGAGTTTAAGGCAGCTAGTTTTTGTACGCCGACCAAAGCATCAGGGCTTGGCGTGCTACCGTCCCTGGCTTCATTTAAGCCTGTTACAGCCCTCATCATGTCTAAGTAATGGTTGTAGTTAGCTATAAGCATTTGAGTCTTAGAAGCGCCTGAATTGCTTGTGAGCTGCTGTATGGGAACACGGGCGTTGTTAAATTCGCCTTCTTGAGTGTAACTACGACCAATTACACTACCGGTTTGAAAATATAAACGTAAGGCATCTTCAGGATTATATCCTTGACCTGTTCCAAGGTCAACCTCATTTAATCCATCGGCATCTATGTATACACCATCCGGTACAGTTCTAGCAATTACTTGTTGTAATTTTAAATGCGTGACCTGAATCAAATCTGCAAAAGGTATCATTCTTCTTACTAAAGATTCAATAACACCTTTATACATTCTAGGAGCGACTGCGACATAGTTTGGCATAGCATGTTGAGAGCTTGATTTAGGTCTTACCATGTTTTTGGCTAACTCCCATTTAAGTAAAATGTTAGTACCCATAACCATCACCCCATCATACCATACGTCAATAGTTTTTTCCACCTTTTCAAAGTTTCCATCTTCAAGCATATCTTCAGGCGGATTAAAGGTGTCATCTTTTTCGATCATTTTAATATTACCGTTCTCCATTTTTTTTCTTTTATAAACCATCTTTTGTGTGGTTTTATAATTAAAGTACATTAAAGTACAAGTGTCTCGATAAAAAATGTCATTTTCGTAATATTGAGCGGTATTAAAATAATCATACCAGCTTTGGCTGTATTGTGCAATTGTATTTAAATCATCCGTAGTTAACGTAGGGTCTATTTTAACTAGCTCTGCTATAGGAACAGTTTTAATCTCACCCCAATAAAAACAGTCTTTAAAGTTGGGATCCTCAGTATAACTATACACCACGTTTGCAGGATCTACGTATTTAACCGCTACACCTGCACCTGGTAAAAATTCATGTTTAGCAACAGCCATTCCTGTCACCATCATATCATAATCTAATCTTTTGCGAATATCTTCATAATGATTTTCAGCAAATATTGTATCTATAGCTTGCTCTTCCGCTATTTCAATTGCGGGTTTATAATTTAAGTTCATGTAGAGAGAAAGTTCTTCGTCTGAGGCTGGAAGTTCATCTGTTCTCTTTATCTTCT